TCCTAGGCCTAGCACAAGCTTCGGGTCGAATAGATACTTCTGGCTTCAATTCCTTGGTACACGTTTTTCGAATTTATGTAGGTTATAGAACAAAATTCGAATCTGAACGGGCTTGGACCATGATTATGAATCAGGTTCTAGTTGGTGGTGACGATGGCATCATGGGTGATATGCCCCATGGTGCGATGGAATTCGTCTCAAAGTCATTTGACGGAGGTGTGAAAGTAACCTACCGTCAAAGGGGAGACACTATTGTAATGCTTTCTAGAATCTTCAATCCCGATGTTTGGCAGGGAGACCCTAACAACATGGGAGACGTCAAACGTAGATTATCCAACTTTCATATGACTGCTAACAAAGAATCCGACTTGTTATGCTTTCACAGAAAAGCATCCGGTTATCGTTACACCGATCCAGAGACCCCACTTCTCCGTGATTTGGCCTCATTGTCTATTGAACCCGAAGAGGGAGAAGACGAAGATGGCTATCACGGCCGATGGGCACGTGAGACCAACGCTTTTCCAAATGCGTATGCCACCTGGATGGACGCTGTAATCGATGAGCAGATGCCCGGCTTCAATCGAGAAGCATGGAAGGTTTGGGTGGATCTCAGTAGGCAGGGAGTCCTGCTTGGCGCCCCCGTTTGTTATTCCATTGAACCGAACATTGACGAGGACACTCCGTGTGTCCTCTCAGGTCTGGTCAACAGAATAGTTGCTGGTGGAACGCATCCTGCTTCCACCAAGCCCCCTGCCAAGACGGCCGGCCCTGCGACCGCCACCAACGAAAAGAAGAAGAAGAGAGTTAAGAACAACAGAAATAAAGAGAAGTCTTCACAGAAAGAAAGACAAGGTGAACGGAAAATAAAACCCGGAAAAGAGGAAATAGAAGAATGTCGAAACAACAATTCTACTCCCGACCCTCGCTTAGAGGGTGCTCAGCGCAAGACAAACAAGCGCGCTGGGAACAACACCTTGCCTCCAAGCAGATGAGTTCTAAGTTGGCTTTGAGCCGGCTTAGGCCCCTGCCCCGCCGACCTCGGCAGCAGGAGAACTCGGGCACGCTAGTGCCATCCACAGTCAATACCCAGACAGTAACTAAGCCCATTTCTGCCTCAACAGTAGTTACTGGTGGGAAAGGCAATGACCTGGTCATTAGACACCGTGAACTGATTTCGTCAGCTCAAGCGTCTTCTGCGGAATTCGAGACTGCACTTACTAATTACTTGCGTAATTATATATGCAATCCCGGAAACGCAGCGCTCTTCCCATGGTTATCAGGCATCGCAGCAAACTTTGAGCAGTATTCGTTCCGACGACTCGCCTTTGAGAGTGTCACGTCTTATCCAACGACTGCCACCGGAACAGCACTCAAAATGTTTGACTACGACCCCACTGATAACCCTCCGGGCACACTGCAGGAATTTCTCACCAACATGACCAACCAATCC